TCACCCATCTGTTGCTTACTACCTATATCAGGTTGGTATGCTTACATTCTCTACAAGCTCATTTGTTTCTGGTGGTGCTGTAACTTGGGGTGGCGGCGGTGTCGGTGTTGACGAAAGAAGCATCGGTCAATTTGCTGGCATGAATGTTGTTATTGACTCTCAAGTTAATACATCTGCTCCAGGTGCATCTGGTCATCAAAAAGAGTTCCGTTGTTACTTAATTAAGTCAGGAACAATTCTTGAGGGAGTTCAACAAGATCTAAACATTGAAGCTGAAAGGAACATTCTTTCCAAGCAAGATGTTATGTCTGTTGATTATCACACCACTTATCACATTATGGGTACTAAGTGGAACTCTGCTTCTGATAACCCAACAAATGCAAATTTAATGAGTTCTAGCAATTGGGCTGCCACTTATGATGTGGATCTAGTTCCTGTTGTTGAGTTAATCGTTAACACACCTTTAGATACATCTACTATTTCTTAAGTAGTTTTATATATAGAGGCAATAAGAAAGCTCCATCAATTTTGGTGGGGCTTTTTTATGACGCTATACTATAGATAAATTAATTTTTAATTACTGTGGCAGCGACCATAAACGCAACTTTAAAAAGTGAGACTGCTAATAGTTATGTGACATTAGCTGAAGCAAATACTTACTTTGAAACAGTTCCAAGTTCAACAACATGGGATGATAAAAGCGATGATGCAAAAAACAGAGCGTTGATATCTGCTACACGATGGATAGATACTTTAAATTTTCTTGGTGATAGATGTGATGAAGGTCAAGCTTTAAAATGGCCTAGAAATAATTATGATGTCGATGATGTTGAATTAGCTTGTTCTAAAATTCCAAATAATATTAAATATGCACAATATGAATTAGCAAGAGCATTAGCAAATGATACTGATGCTATAACTGGTTCTGTAGGAACAGATGGTAACTTTGAGGAAGTTAAATTAGGAGATATACAAGTTAAATACAACACAAATAGCCAAGGAACTGGAACGGTCAACAATGTATTTGATGTATATCCTTGGCTGCAAAGTTATTTAGGAGCGTATGCTTTAGGTGGTTCTGCCAGCTATCAAGTTAGGGTTGTAAGAGGTTAATTATGGCAGGAGCATTAGACACAGCATTTAAAGCAATTGCCAAGCAGGTTGTAGCTGACTTAGGAAGTTCTTTTGATTCAACTATTACTTATACAAGAAAAGTAGCTGGAACTTATAACACTGCTACTGGTTCTTTAGCGACAACTGATACAAGCTTTGCAAATATTAAAGTTCCAATAGAATTTGTAAGATCCGAAGAAGAATCTGGTCAGGAAATGAGAGAAGCAAGAATTTATATAACACCTGATCTTATTGGAGATAATCAACCTGATTTAGATGATGAAGTTACATTAACTTATGCTGGATCTACAAGAGTCGCACAAATAACAAGTATTGATACGAAACAAGGTGGACAAACTTATTTATTTACTTTATTAGTGAGATTTTAATGGCAAATAGAGATATAAAAAACTTAGAAGCTGATTTAGATGCTCAATTTAATGAAGCATTTAATTCAATGATTGGAGGTGTTTTAGCTGACCTTGCAACTAAAGCTAATAGTCCAGTTTATACAGGATTTTTAGCATCAAGTTGGAGAGCACAAAAAAGTCAGGTAAAGCAAAAAGATAGAGTAGAAGATTACCAACCTTGGGCTGGAATAAAAGCTAATTTTGTATGGAAAAAAAAAGGCGATAAGCCATCTAATCCAGTTATAGAACCCAGATTCTCTTCTCCAACTTTTAATTACAAAAAAGGATGTTTTGTTGGCAATCAAGCTGAGTATTCAAGTTATGTTATAGAAGACCCAAGAATAGCAAAATATGTAAAAAATGATATTAAAAATGTTATTAATAAAAACTTTCAAGAGAAAAAACCTGGTGCTATTAAAATTGGTTCTGTTCAGAAAACAGTTTATTTTGGTAAAGGAAGTAAAAAAGGTAGAAAATATACTGGTACTTCTGAAATCTAATTATGACTTTAGTTAACACAAGAGCAGCCTTTGAAAAGGCAGTAACAGATGCAGTTGCAGCAGTAGATAATACTATTTTGATGGTTTATGACAATGTAAATTATACAACACCTGGCAAAACCAAAAAATATATAATTATGACAGTTGATTTTGGTCAATCAACTGTGCAAAATCAGGGAGTATCTTCAGATTATTATTCTGGAGTTATTCAATGTAATGTTTATTGTCCTAAAGATAGAGGAACTTCAGTTTTATCAGCGATAGGCGAGGCTGTAATTGATGGATTAACTTCTGTTAATGCTTCTGATTACACTGATACTTTTAGTTGTAAACCTAGAGTTTTAGATATTACTGGCCCAACTCCTTTAAATATTGAAGATAGAAGTCACTTTATAGCCGTAATATCATGTCAGTTTTCAGCAAATGCTTAGTATACTAATAGTGTATTAATTTATTATGTTATGACAAGAGCAGTTGATCTTCTTAAAAATAAGTTTGGTGTTTCACAACTTTACAAACATAATGTTAAAGAAAATGGTGAAATTATTTTAACTATTTATTGGCATCCTTTAACTATTGCTGAAAGAGAGGCAATACAAAAAAAATCATCACAAGATCTTAACGATTATGCTTTACAAATGATGATTGAAAAATCTTTAGATGTGGATGGCAAACGTATTTTTGAAGACGGAGATAAAGCATCTTTAAGAAGAGAAGTTAATGTAAATATTTTGGAAGAGATTCAATTGGCAATGATTAATTCTGGTACTGATAAGGAGGTTGAAGAGGCTAAAGCCGACTTAAAAAGCTAATCAAGATTGGCAGTTTATTTTTTCTCTAGCTAAAGAATTAGGTAAAACTGTAGCTGAACTTTGTGAAATTTTAACTATTGAAGAAATGATAGGTTGGGTTGCTTATTCAGAAATTGAAACTGAAGAATATAAAAAACAACAAGAACAAGCACAAAAAACTAATGTTTTAAGAAGCAAAAGAAGGTAAGATAAGAGAAATATTTAATTTTTTTGTGGCTAACTACGGTGTAAATATAAATTTTAAGGTAGTTGGTCAGAGTCGAGTTGACAGAGCAATAACTTCTGCAAAGAAATTAGAAAAAAGCCTAAGTCGAATAAGATCAATTGATTTAAGTAAAGCGGTACCTGGTCCAAAGGGTGATCGAATTGCTGAAGCGTTAGGACAATTAAGAGGATATGCTCAACAAGTAAATAAGCTAGGTAAGACGATTGGAAAGACACCATCACAACAACAGGCTGCTGCAGACTCTTTTAAAGAAGTAGCTGATAATGCAAAAGTAGGATCTTTTACTTTTGAAGAATTCACAAAAGCTGCTTTTAAACAAAGTGAAGGTTTGAAAGCAAGTGAAAAAGCTGCTGAAAATGTTATTCGTAGAATGAAAGGTATGCAAACTGTTGAACAACGGGATGCACAAATACAAAGAAGAGCAATAAAATTAAGAGAATTAAGAGCAAAAAAAGAAAGAGAATTAGCAGCAGCAGAAAATAAAAGAAGGAAAAGACAAACGGCTGGAAATGCAGCCAGTAGTGCAATTATTGGTGGTGCGTTTCCTTTGCTTTTTGGACAGACAGGTGCAGCAGCAGTTGGTGGTGGACTTGGTGGTGCAGCAGGTGGATTATTAGGTGGTCAATTTGGTTTTGCTTTATCTATTCTCGGTACTGCAATAGGTTCTGCTATCGATAAAAATGAAAAGTTTAATCAATCTCTAGCTGCTTTAAATGTTCAATTTTCAACTACAAGCGGAGGTACTCAAGTATTAGCTGCTGATGTTGATAAATTAGCAAAAAGACTTTCTATAACAAAAGAAGAAGCAATAGCAACTTTAGGTGCTTTTAAAGAATTTGGCTCTGGAAGTATTGCTAAATCTTTAACAGAAATTTTTGGTTCAGATGCAGGTGCTTTTGGAGGCATAGCAGGTGCATCAAGACAATCTCAATTAGCTAATCAAATTTTTGAAGCTCGTCAAAAAATTGGTGTTGAAAGAGCCATTGAATTACAACAACAAAATTTATCTAATAAAGCTGGTGTTGTTGAATTAGCTTTGGCTGAAGCTAGAGCACAAGCAGAAAATGATATTGCCGTAGCTCAAGCAAAACAAATAAAGTTTTCGGATAGAGCTGCAGCATTTTTTGAAGAATATCTTTTAGGTACAGGAGGAATGGATGCTTCAAGATATTCGCAAGGTAGAGCAGATAAATTAAATAAAGAATTTGAAGATAATAGAAAAAAAAGACTTGAAAACTTTACAAACGCATTAGAAAAATATAGAGAATTACTTGGTCTGACAAATGAAGCTCAAGGTCAGTTTGGACAATCAGGAGTTTTAGCTTTTACTGCTATTAACGATAAAGTTAAAGATTTACAAGATGAAATGTTGAAATTACAAAATCCTATTTTTCAAGTTTTAAATCTATCTCAAGCTATGGCTCAATCTTTTGAAAGTTCATTTGCAGGAATTATCAAAGGAACTATGACAGTACAAGATGCGTTTAGAAATATGTTAAATAAAATAGCTGATTTCTTTATTGCTAATGCTGCAAAAATGGCAGCAAATCGACTTCAAAGAAGTCTTTTAGGAATGTTTGGAAAATCATTATTTGGTGGAGATAAGAATAAAAAAAGTATTGATCCCTTTGGTCCTATAAATTTTGATCCCTTTAAGGCTGCTCCTGGGGAATTTGTTGAATTTTCTATACCTAAACGGCAAAAATTGGCTGGTGGAGGTATGGCAAAAGCAGGTCGTACTCATTTAGTTGGAGAACGTGGCCCAGAATTATTTACACCTGGAGTATCAGGTATGGTTACACCAAATCATGCTCTTGGTGGTTCAACAAATGTAGTTGTAAATGTAGATGCTTCTGGAACATCTGTTCAAGGTGATGAAGATAATTCCGCAGAACTTGGTAGATTAGTAGGAGCTGCTGTTCAAGCAGAAATGATAAGACAACAAAGACCTGGAGGTATTCTTGCTCGCTAATGGCTACTTTTCCATCAATAGACCCTACTTACAATTCACAAAAACGCAGTCAGCCAAAGTTGCGTATCACTCAATTTAATGATGGTTATCAAAACAGAATAAAATTTGGTCAAAATATTGATCCAAAAGTCTGGAGTCTTACTTTTAATGTATCTGAATCTGACTCAGATACTATTGAGGCTTTTTTAGAAGCAAGAGCAGATGATGGAGCTTCTTTTGATTGGCAGCCACCAGCAGAACCAGCGGCTTTAAAATGGATTTGTTTATCTTGGACTAAAACAATTCCTTATGTAAATAGGGCTACAATTCAAACAACATTTCAACAAGTATTTGAACCATAATGCCAGTTCCAGTAACAGATTTACAACAACCTAATATAAGTAACATTATTGAGTTATTTGAACTTGAATTAAATACGGCAATGCACGGGGCTACAACTGTTTATAGATTTCATAATGGTGTAAATGAAAATAATAGTAATTTGATTTTTAATGGTAATGAATACCAGAAAATGCCTATTCAAGCAGCAGGTTTTGATTTTAAATCTACTCAATTACCAAGACCAACAATAACAATATCAAATATATTTGGAACGATAACAACAATTCTTTTGACGTTGCCCCAAGGTTTAGAGGGTGCAAAAGTCACAAGAATTAGAACACTTGAAAAATATATTGATTCAGAAAATTTTCCAACACAAACTCTTACTGATTTCATTGCCCAAGAAACAACTTTATCTGATTTAATTACGCAAGAAGATGGAGATAGTATTGGATTGGAAGTTAGTGCTTCACCACATGGCACACCAGATCCAACTCAAGAATTTCCAAGAGAAATTTATTTAGTTGACAGAAAAACACAAGAAAATAGAGAAGCAGTAATTTTTGAACTTGCTGCGATTGTTGATTTTCAAGGTCTTAAAATACCAAAAAGACAAATAATTCCAAATGATTTTCCTGGTGTTGGGACATTCTTCTCATGACATGGAAACAAGTAGCGTTAGAACATGCAAAACAAGAGTCACCAAAGGAGTCTTGTGGTCTATTAATTATAAAAAAAGGGATAGAAGTTTATTATCCTTGTAATAATTTAGCTGTTGAAGCAGAAGACTTATTTATTATTGATCCTGTTGATTATGCAAAAGCTGATGATTCCGGTGAAATAGTTGCTGTAGTACATAGTCACCCAAAAACAAGTCCTGAACCAAGTCAAGCTGATAAAGTTGCATGTGAAAAAAGCAAGTTGCCTTGGTATATTGTTCAACCAGATTTAGAACAATGGGTAAGTTTCAAACCATGTGGTTATAAAGCTCCATTAATAGGACGAAAATATTGTTGGAAAGTATGCGATTGTTGGAGTGTTGTCCGTGATTGGTATGCTGAAGAAAAAGATATCATTCTCAAGGATTGGGATCGCCCTAATAGTGCTGCTGATTTTATTAGGAATCCAATGTTCGAGGGTTGTTATTTTGCTACTGGCTTTCGAGAGCTAACAGAAACAGAAGAATTGCAGGAGGGTGATTTATTACTTATGTCAGTAAAAAGCAAAGGTTTAAATCATATTGCTGTTTATTTAGGAGATAATTTAATCCTTCATCATCTTGCTAATAGATTAAGTAGTCGTGACCAATTAGACGAATGGCTATTAAAATGTATAGGTAAAAGGATTCGTTATGTTGCGTAAAATAAAACTTTACGGAGAATTAGCGGATTGCATTGGTTTTAAAACCTTAGAGGCAGAAGTAAATAACATTGCACAAACAATTAGTTTTTTAATACATAATTTCCCGCAAGCTGAATCCCATATTGCAGCTAATGAGTACACAGTGTTTATTGATGATTGGAACGTAGATGAAAAAGAATTAACTCATCCAGCAGGGCAAGGAACTGTAAAAATTATTCCAGTAATTGCTGGTGCTGGAGGAGATAACGCAACAAGAATAATTCTTGGAGTTGCACTCATAGGTGTTGCCATCGTTGCACCAGCAGCAGGATTTGGTTTAGGTACGGCAGGAGGAGGTCTACAATTTGGAACATCAACTCTTACAGGTATAAGTATGGGCGGTCTTGCTGCTTTTGCAGGCAATATAGGACTAGCATTAACTCTTTACGGAATTTCAGGTTTGTTAAGTCCAGAAGAATCTATAGAAGAGTCAGAACAAGACCCTCGTAGATCATTTAGTTTTAGCGGTATTCAAAACACAAGTAGGGCTGGTGTTGCTGTTCCGGTAATCTATGGTGAAGTATTAACAGGTTCAGTAGTTATTTCTGCTGGAATAGACACAGTTCAGGTGGAAGCATGACATTAATTATTGGTTCAGGAGGAGGTAAGGGTGATGATCGTGGTGGTAAACGCCATGAAACAAAAGACAATTTAGATAGTAAACAATTTGCAAAAGTATTAGATTTAATTGGCGAAGGTGAAATATCAGGATTAAAAGATGGTGCTAAATCCATATTTTTAAACAACACGCCTTTACAAGATTCAAATGGTGCTTTTAATTTTAAAGATGTTAGTTTCGTTGAAAGAACAGGTACTTCAAGTCAAACTTTTATTCCAATAACTTCTGATATTGAAACCACAAAAGCAACAGGGTTATCAACTATTGTTCAAGCAACTCCAGGTGTTGTTCAAATAACAGATTCAGAAGTAGATGCTGTAAAAGTAATAATTAGTGTTCCCGTATTACAACGAATTACTGATGAAGGTGATATTTATGGATCACATTTTGAACTTCAAATTGCTGTGCAATATCAAGGTGGAAGTTATCAAGCAGTTGTTAGTGGAAATAACGGAGAAATTAGAGGTAGAACTGCTGATTTATATCAAAGAGAATATTTAATAAATTTAAGTGGTAACTTTCCAGTAAATATAAAAGTTACAAGAGTAACAGCAGACAGTAGCGATTCAAAAGTTGTTAATGCGTTCCAATGGAATAATTATGTTGAAGTAAAATATCAAAAACTTGCTTATCCAAATACTGCTTTAGTTGGTTTAAGAGTAGATGCTGAACAATTTACAAGTATTCCATCTCGTAAATATTTAGTAAGAGGCATCAAAGTAAAAATTCCTCATAACGCAACACCAAGAGCAGACGGGAGTCTTTCTTATTCTGGTGTCTTTAATGGAACATTAGGGGCTGCACAATATACGAATGATCCAGCGTGGGTACTTTTCGATCTTTTAACTAGTGAAAGATATGGATGTAATTTAGCCGAAACAAGTATCGACAAGTTTGCTTTTCAAGCAGCATCAGCTTATGCCTCAGAATTAATAGATGATGGAACGGGTACTGGTAATACAGAACCTAGATTTTCCACAAACGTTTCATTACAGACAAGGCAGGAAGCCTTTAACGTCATTAATCAACTTTCTTCTGTTATGAGAGCTATGCCAATTTATCAGGCTGGTTCTATAACAGTAAGTTGTGATAAGCCTAGAGATGCTAGTTTTTTATTTACACTCGCTAATGTATTAGAACCTGGTTTTACTTATTCATCTAGTAGTCAAAGAGTAAGACCAACTGTTGTAGTTGCTAAATATTTAGATCTTGAAAAAAGGGATGTTTCATACGAACAATTTATTGATACAGAAAATCAGGCTAGATATGGCACGATTGTTCGAAATATAGATGCTTTTGCAACGACTTCAAGAGGCCAAGCTTTGCGATTAGCAAAATGGACAGCTTATATGGAAAATGTAGAAAGAGAATTGGTTACATTTAAAACATCAATAGATGCTGGAGTAACAGTAAGACCTGGACAAACAATCGAAATTGCGGATCCAGTTAAATCTGGAGAAAGAAGAGGAGGAAGAATTAAAGCAGTTAATTCTACAACTGAAATTGAGCCTGATGATATTACGGGATTATCAATAATAGGCTCCCCAACCTTATCTATTTTAATGCCTGATAATACTGTAGAAACTAAGACTGTAACAGGTCTTGGTGGGGGTGTATTTACTTTAAGTAGTGCTTTATCTACAACACCTAATGTTAATAGTGTTTGGGTATATCAGACAACAACTATACAAACAACACAATGGAGAGTTGTAAGCGTTGCAGAGCAAGATAGAGTAAATTACGAAATAGTTGCTTTACAATATAATAGTTCTAAATATAATCATGTTGAAAATAATTTAGCATTAACAACTAGAGATATAACTAATTTAGATATACCACCTTTAGCTCCAACAAACTTAACAATAGAAGAAATTATTTATGAGAATACAGGAATTGCAAGAGTTAAATTAATTGTAAGTTGGACTTCAGTAACAGATTCAGTATTTGTTAGATGGAGATTTGAAGATGGTAACTGGGAATCACGAACAATAGACAGTGCAAAAGGTTATGAAATACTTGACACTGTTGCTGGTAGTTATGAAATTGAAGCGTATGGTGTAAGTGCATCTGGTCTGCGATCATCTACACCATCAACTCAAACATTTATTGCTAGAGGTAAAACTGATTTACCTTTAAATGTAAGCGGTGTTTCCCTTTTACCTATAGATGAAACAAGTGGCATATTAAGTTGGAATCGTGCCACAGAACTTGACGTTTTATTAGGTGGTGCTGTTTTAATACGTCATTCAAAATTAACAAGTGGTGCTCAATGGCATACAGCACAAGAAATTATTACAAAAGCTGCTGGTTCTCAAACACAAAAAATTGTACCTCTTTTAACTGGAACGTACCTAATAAAATTTGAGGATGATGGTGGGCGTGAGTCTCCTGCTCCTGGTAGTTCTGATTCAGATTGGAATAACACTAGAGTCACAGCTACATTGCCTACTCCGACTGAACGTCTTTTGGTAAGTAATGTTGATGAGCATACAGCTAATTTCACTGGATCAAAAACAAATACTGTTTATAACTCTGGGTCAGATGCTTTGCGTTTGACAACATCCAGTAATGCAACAGCAACCAGTGGTGAATATGAGTTTGCAAATAGCGTTGATTTAGGTCAAGTTTTTGACGTGAATTTACAAAGAAATGTTGCTTCTAGTTCTTTCTTTATTAATAGCTTGTGGGATGACAGGACAGACTTGGTAGATGATTGGGGTGATATAGATTCCGTTGGTTCTGGGACATCAGAGGCTACTAAATGTAATGTTGCTTTATTTGTAAGATCAACAAATGATAATCCATCTGGTTCTCCGACTTATTCTGATTACAAAGAGTTTAGTAATGTTTTATTAAGAGGCAGACATTTTCAATTTAAAGCAAAACTTACAAGTACAGACACAAACCAAAATATTAATGTTACTGAACTAGGTGTAAAAGTTGAGTTGCAATCAAGAGTTGAAAGCATTGCAACACCAATTACAACAGGTTCATCGACTAAATCAGTTACATTCACAAATGCTTTCAAGGAAGCTCCAAGTGTTCAAATCACTCAAACAAGTAATGGACAACAATCTGGTGACTTTTTTGAATTAGCTAATGTCACAAGAAGTGGTTTTGAGGTAACATTCAAGCAGGGTGGTTCTGCTGTAGCGAGGTCTTTTGTTTATGCAGCCGTTGGTTTTGGAAAGGAAATCTAAATGAGTCAACACGATTTCAACATAGCTAATGCTGTTGGAGCAACATTTAGAGCAGATTTAAATAATGCTCTAGGTGCTATTCAGTCATCAAATAGCGGGTCAAGTGATCCATCAACTTTGGTTGCTTATCAACAATTCGTTAATACCTCAACAAATAAATTAAATATTAGAAATGGTGCAAACTCAGCAAATATTGAAATAGGAGATGTAACACAAGCAAATCTAGGTCTTGCAACAAAGGCATCGCCTAGTTTTACGGGAACTGTAACAAGTGCTGGCGATATATCTTTATCTGGAACGGGAAAAATAAAACTACCAGTAGGTACTACAGCCCAAAGACCTACAGCAGCGACAGGTGATATGAGATTCAATAGTAGCCTTACACAGTTTGAGGGATATGACGGAAGTAGCTGGACGCAATTTGGTGCTGGTGCTCCTGTTGGTGCTGTATTTTGTACTGCTGCTGCAAGTGTTCCAACTGGTTTTCTTGAATGCAATGGGGCTGCTGTTTCAAGATCAACTTATGCAAGTCTATTTAGTGCAATAGCTTCTATTTATGGAAGCGGTGATGGGTCGTCCACTTTTAATTTGCCTGATTTAAGAGGTGAGTTTATTAGAGGTTTTGATAATGGTAGAGGAGTTGATAATGGAAGAACACATGCAAGTGCTCAATCAGATCAAAACAAGGGTCACACTCACAGTGCGTCAGTAACAGATCCAGGTCATAGTCACACTGTTAATAATTTTGGAGGTAACTTTGGGGGTAGTTCTGGGACACAAACATTTAGAAGCGATCACGTTGGAACAAGTACAGCAATAGTTCAAAGTGCAACAACTGGAGTAAGTGTAAGCAACGCAAGTCAGGGTGGAACTGAGGTTAGAGTTAGAAACATCGCTATGATTTACATCATTAAATTTTAATTATGGCTAACAAAAAGATTAGTGATTTTACAGAATTAACAGCACCAGCATCTAGTGATATTTTTGCTGTTCTTGATGCAAGCGAATCAACAGCTTCTGATAAAAATAAAAAAATCAGTTATGCAAATATTTTAGGAAAAGCACCTGATGGGTCAGCAAGTAGTCCATCTTTTTCCTTTAATTCAGACACAAATTCAGGAATTAGTGGAGGTTCAGACACCCTTGTCTTAAGTACAGGTGGAACGGCTGCTCTATCTGTGGACAGTTCTCAGAATGTTACCTTAAGTGCAAATTTAACAGTAAGTGGTACAACAACCACCATAAATACTACCAATCTTGATGTAGAAGATAAAAACATTACCCTCGGCAAAGTTTCTAGTCCAAGTGATACCACGGCGGATGGAGGAGGTTTAACGTTAAAAGGTGCTTCAGATAAAACTTTTAACTGGGTAAACTCAACAGATTCTTGGACGAGTTCTGAACATATTTCTGTTTCTGGTCAAAAAGAATTTAGATATTTAGATGCAGATTCAAGTCATTATGTCGGTTTTAAAGCACCAGCAACAGTTTCATCTAATTTAGTTTGGACATTGCCTGCTGTTGATGCTTCAGTTAGTGGTTATGTTTTATCTAGTAATGCTTCTGGAGTTTTAAGTTGGGTCGATCCAGGGAGCACAGCTTCACCTAGTTTCACAGGGAATGTAAGTCTTACAAATGACGGTAATATTGTTGGACCAGCTTCTATTCATGCTCTTTATACAGGATCAGTCAAAACTTTTACTGTTACCGTTGCCAGCAAAGACGCTACTCATCGATACAACGGAACTGGATCGTCAAATGGTTATAAAATAGATGGCAAATTTGCACCATTTATAACACTTACTCCAGGCAGAACATATAAATTTGACCAAGCAGATGCAAGTAACAGTGGTCATCCTTTACTTTTTTATGAAGAGGCAGATAAGACAACCGCATATACAACAAATGTAACGACTTCGGGCACACCAGGCTCTGGTGGTGCATATACACAAATAGTAATTACAGATTCAACTCCTATTGTTCTCCATTATCAATGTAGTTCTCATGCTCACATGGGTAACGCTGTTCAAACTAATAGTGGAGCAGGATCAGACGGAAATGCAACTACAATTACAGTTGCAGACGAAAGTTCAGATACTACTTGTTTTCCATTATTTGTAACAGCAGCCACTGGATCGTTAGCAGCAAAAAGCGGATCAAATTTAGCTTTTAATTCAAGTACTGGAGCCTTAACAGCAACATCCTTTGTAGGGGCACTGACAGGGAATGTAACAGGAACATCAACAACTTCTACAAATGTAACTGTTGCTGATGAATCCTCCGACACAACTTGTTTTCCCCTGTTTGTAACTGCGGCAACAGGGGATTTACCTCCTAAATCTGGCAGTAATTTAGCTTTTAATAGTGCAACAGGAGCTTTAACGGCTACATCATTTGTGGGAGATGGTTCTAACTTAACTGGAATTGCTGCTGGTTCTACAACTTCTGTATTTGAAAACCCAAAAGTTTTAACTGGAAATCATACAATAAATTCCAACAATAATGGGTTGGCAGCAGGCCCATTTTCTGTTGGAAGCTATACTTTAACTGTGCCAAGTGGGTCTGTCTTTACGGTTGTTTAAATTATGAGTGGAGAAATTAAACTTACTGCTGATTCTGGAGGAGGTACTGTTAGTTGGAAAGCTCCAGCTACTACAACAAGTAATGCAGCGGTACAACTTACTCTTCCGCAAAATGATGGAGATGCTTCACAGTATCTTCAAACAAATGGATCGGGTGTACTAACTTGGGCTGCTGCTGGTGGAGGAAAACTTTTAAAACATGATGTTCATACTTATACAACAACAACAAATATAAGCAGTACTTACGCAAAAACAGATATTCCAGGCAGTTCATTTTCTTATACCCCTGTTTCTGCAAGCAGCAAATTAATCGTTGTAGCTACTACAAACGTTTACAGCATGGCTGCTGATAATAATTATTATGCAGATTTCCGACTTTATATAGATGTAGATGGTTCAGAGGCAGGAGAGATAATGGTTTATCGTGGTAGAAACTCCACTGGTAATTATGAAACCTATAACAGTTCACCTGAAACTTTTATAAGAGAATTTGCTAGCCCCGGAACAAGTGCAGTAAACATTAAAATGAAGAGTAAGAGAGAAAATAACGGCACAGCTTATTGTCAGATCAATGTCAACGGTAAGCAATCAAGTATTTTAGTATTGGAGATTGCAACATGATGGAACCTACTTTTTACGATGCTGTTAAAGCTCTTGCTCCAAATGCAGAGTTTCAAGTTATTGATAACTCAACTTTAAATTGGCTAATAGCTAATGGAGATACAAAGCCCACTGACTCTCAAATTACAACTAAACTTGATGAATTAAAGACTGCTTACAATAACAAAAAATACCAGAGAGATAGAGCCGTTGCTTACGATCTAATTACAGAACAATTAGATCAACTCTACTGGGACAAAAAGAATGGCACAAATAAATGGGTTGAGGCCATTGATAAAGTTAAATCTGACAATCCAAAACCATGAGCAGAATTATTGCAAATAGCTTTCGTAATACGGGAGCATCAGCAGATGCCATAACTTTAGATAGTTCTGGTAACGCCACATTTCCAGCAAATGTAACTTGTTCTGGAACGGCTACTGGTTTTGGCGGAGGTAAAGTTCTTCAATATGTCAACGCAACTTATTCAACATCGGTACAAGTAAATGGTGCTGACTGGACTGACTCTGGATTATCAGCAGCCATTACACCTGCAAGTGGTACTAAAATTTTAGTTTTGGTAATGATGAGGGTTGAAATGTATACGCAAAACAATGATTCTGATGGACGTTTTGGATTAAGACTTGTAAGAGACTCAACTAATATTTATGGTAATATTACAGCAGGTTTAGGTATTAGCCTTCAGCATGGCAATACAGGTTATTATCCTAATCAAAATTTTTCTTATTTAGATACGCATGGAGCAAATGGCAGTACAGCAGTAACTTACAAGATTCAAGGTAGACCAAAAACGCAATCAACTGGTCATGTTCTAAATATGCAAACAGGCAACAATCTGTCTATGATGACTTTATTGGAGTTAGAGTAATGGATACATTAACTGAAGCAATTTACAAAGCTTACCCAAATGTCAAGGTTATAAGAGGTGAAAAAGATTGTTATGACAAAGATGGAAACAACGTAACCGTAGAACAATCAAAAATAGATGCTGAAATAGCAAATATTAATGCAGAACAATATAAGAAAACAAGAAAGGTACTGTATCCCGATATAAGAGAGTTTGCAGATGCTATGTACTGGAACTCAAAGGGAGATGCTAGTAAACTTACCGCCTATTACGCAGCTTGTGAAAAAGTAAAATCTGACAATCCGAAGCCATGATTGACTTAAAACAAAAACTTGCAGCCCTTCAGCTTGAGAAATCAAGAATTGAGGAGGAATTTGAAAATACAAATAAATATCAAAATCAATTAAGACAAAATCATGCACAAATACTTGGTCAAATTGAACTATGTAGTGAATTAATAAACAATACTAATCCTGTACCAGTTGAAGCTGAAAAAAGTTAAAAACTAGCTATTATCAGACTTTATAACAAATAAAATGTTTCGTGCATTAGCTCCTGTTGCTGTTTTAGCAACATTTTCAGCTCCTTGTTTTGCTGGCTTTTATACAAATGTAGAAGCTAATTCTTCATTTACTGGATCAAATTATTCTTCAACAACAACAGATTTACATTTAGGTTATGAAAATAGTTTAGGTAACTCAGGTTCATGGTATTTACAAGGTGGTCCTGCTTTTATTACTCCTGATGGTGGAGACAGTTCAACTGAACTTTCTGCAAAAGTTGGTGGTGGGTTTGATGTCACTGAAAAAGTAAACATCTATGGTGAGTTCTCATTATTAACAGATACAACCAATACTTATGGCACTAAAGTTGGCTTGAAGTGGTCATTTTAGGTTCTAAGTTTCGTACCATATAACTTACAAATACATAAATAGGTGCTAGACCTATTAATAACAAGAGCATAGTCATTGTTAAGGCTGGCATTGTTAAATTCACTAGCACCTTTTTTATCATGTTCAGTAAAATAGCTAATTTATTATCAGTAATTAGCTTTGTTTTGTCAGTATCAATAATCGGTACTGGAACGTTTGGTTACTTTTGGTTTAAAGCAAATAGAGACACGATTCAAGAAAAACTTGTAAAACAAATTATGAGTCAGATAAAATTACCTAATTTAACAAGCCCTGCATTACCTACAGCACCAGTAGGAAAAAACATACAACTTCCAAAATTTTAAATGAACTGTTGGCACTGCAAAACTGAACTTATTTGGGGAGGAGATGACAGTTTAGATGAGAGTCATCCATTGGGTAATACAACTTTATCCGAAGAGTTCTGCATGGTTTCTAATTTTACATGTCCTAAATGTAATGCTTATGTAGAAATGTATTTACCTAGAAATGCCTAATATAAAAGATATACAAATACAGCCTATAAATATACCTGCAATCAATAGTCGTCAAATAAGTCTACCAGCATTAACCACACCTAATCTTCCTGTTGATGTTCCTTTAGGATTTCCAATTGTTGAGATGCCTTGCGTTGTGACAAGAAAGGCCGAGTATGAGAATAGTGCATTGATTACAAATGATCCAAAAGGAAATGTGGTCTTATGTCCCAGTGGGTATCCAACGTATAACGCAATGGAGTTCACGCCCAATGAATTTACATATGCACAGGAAGATCAACCCCAAAGATACGAAGAGCCAGAGATACCAGCCTCGGACGCAAAACCACCAAAGAAAACAGAACAATGTCCACCAGACGGAGCACCAAAGGTAGGTACAAAAGTAGAAGACGGGAAAAGAGAAATAATTAAATATGAATTAGTAGGAAATAGATGTGTCACTAGATATAAAGAATTAACAGTAAAACAACAGATAGTAGATGCAATACCTACAGTTCCGCAGGTAATAAAAACAGGGTCGATAACTTTGGTGGCGACTAGCGTTGCATTAAGTTCGCCAATTTTATTAAAGGCTGTGAAACCGATACTCCAGCAGGTTATTAAGAAGATTAAAAAGATATTAGGTAAAAAAGTAAAACGACCAAACTTATCAGAAAAAAGAACTAATTTTTATCGGGAGAAGAGGGGTTTACCACCGTTAAAAAATAAGTTAAAGTAATAATGGAGAAAAGACCAGACCCATTACCGAGCTATTAAATTAGCCACCGCTCTTTTGGAACGTCAGTTATTTCTCCTCCTATTTTTTGTTAGGTAAAGTAATACGATGTCTATGCGGTAAGACTTGTCCCATCTTGGGTTTTATTATAACGTCTTTACAAAGATCAAAATAAGGAGAATTTGGAGCAAACTCAATACCCTTCAACTTAAGCTCGCCACAGTTCTTGAGACGAGCGATGTGGTAATTGAGTTGTGAATCCATGAGCAGTTGTTTTGTTCTAGAATTTTGAGTGTCAACACTTTGCTTGCACCTTCTTTGAAGTGAATTATCTAATGGAACGGAAAATGTCATAGAAAAACCGAGGTTCAAAGCGTGGTTGTCCTTCTGTCCAGTTCTATTTAAAGTGTGGTGACTTATAGATCCATCATCATTGTATTGTGGCTGTTGGTAGTAATATTCTCTAGGTAAAGAATATTGATGAGAATCAGTAACAAAAGGACTAAAAGTTAACATCGGGCCTTGACATAAAATATTACCTCCATATTGATTTTGTATTAAATTACCTTGCAAAGATTGTATTGCCATATTTGTAACCGAACCACTGGAATTAGCTACGGGAGCTGCTGTTTGAGAGGTATTTGATAATACTTTAGGTGTAAATATGCAGCTTATTATTGTGAAAATACTGAGGTAGTTTCTGTAACACTTTCTATAGATGTTGTTCTTTGTATTGTTGTGTAATTTGAAAGCCCAGGAGCTACATAAGTTTCTACATATTGGAATGGTTGACCAGTATTTGTAATTGTGACATTCGGTTTGTTTGTTAAATCTGCTCCCGTCCATTGATAAGAAGTACCATTTACTGTTTGTTGTATAGAGGTAGGGTTGGGGGATATAGAACCATCAATAGAAAGATTTGTACCATTTAAAGAATATGTATGGCCTGTATTGTAATCATGGCTTACTATATTTTCAGTGACAGTGCTTGTGGTGCGTGTCACTGCCGTCATACTGCCCTGAGTAAAATTTGGCACAACGGGAACTGCTTTACAAGGCAAAGGTATTAAAACAAGTAGCAGAAATAATTTCTTCAATCAACCAAAGTTTCAATAATGGATGATGTTGTGCAATTTGAACCAGCCCCTCCTGTTCCAGAACAGGTATGCACTCCAGAACTGAGACTCGTTATTGCCAAACTGCCTTGTACTCCACCACTTCCAACAACTGTACTTCCACCAAGAACAGGCAATGTACCAACAACACCAGAACTCACAGTCGCACTCTGAGTTGAACTATCACCAAGAAAAAGGCTTTCGGTCTTGGAGAACGCTGAACCGCTTGTCGTTACAGAGGTATCTGTATGAATTAGAGCAGGAACGCCAGAAGAAACGCTGCTCAATGACAAACCTCCGATCTTTCCAGAAGTCGTGGTTGAATCTGCGGTCACGGAGGGAGTTATGTTAGATCCAGATAAACTATAAATAGTGGCTGCTCTTGAAGTCTGTGTATAAGCCTGGTCAATACTTATAGATGCACTCGTTTTTATAGAGTGCCTCATATCTGCAAATACTGGAGATGAAAGAAGAAATAAAAGAGGAAGAAATTTTTTCATTTTAGTTTTCCTGTTTGTGGGTCAATTTCTTTTCCTGTTAAAGGATCAGTTTTGACTACTTGAGCACCTTCAATTTTAATGGGTGTTTCAACTCTAATTGTTTGATAATTACCTTGTGAACTAGTAATCATTGTTTCCATCTCTTTTTTTGTCATTGGCTTATCTTGTGGAGGTACTTCATACGTGCCATCACCTTTCTTCTTAGCTGACTTCTCTAGTCCAAAACTAGCCAAACTTGAAGCCAATAAAGATGCCGGAAAAGTTATATCCTGCTTTTCTCCACTTGTAAGTCCAGGAATCTTAGGTAAATAATTTAATGTAACAAGAGCACCACTCCAAAAAACTACAAGCAAACGCACAGCAATACTGACGTATTCAAATTGCTCTTCACGATCAGGAACTTTATCTTTTAATTTTTCTAAAAAGTTCTTTGGTTTTGTTTCATCCATAAAAAATAAATGCAATATTAATACTAATATAGGTAAAAACTATGTTAGAGGCTGCAATAGGGGCTGCTGCAACTGCTGTTTTAATGATGTTGGCAAATATCAGTAACAGAAGAGATGCGGATATCAGAGAAATTTTTAAAAGATTGAACCAATTAGATAAATCAGTGGCATCATTAGAACAGTCATTATCTCAATCACAACCTCCAAATAGAAACTGGAGAAATAGACCTAATCCATAAACAACAAAACCCCTGGGTGATGGGGATTGCACAAGAGGTTTTGCTGGACTTTTACAAGTCAACCTAAGATTAACAATTCTTTCACAGAAAGCTATGGTTGAATCAAACATAAATTTGTGTAATTGTAGTCATTGTCAAGCTGTAAGAGAACAGCAAAATAGAAGTAAGGAATGGCAAAAAATTAAAAATGAACCCAGAATTATTGATCGAGTTATTGCTAGATGAAGAGTTCGATATAGAACCCACTTTGGAAGAAGAATTGGCAAGAGAAAAACAAATTCATGCAATAAGACAGTGTGAAAATGCAACTTATATAAAAAATTTATGTATAGAATTAATTAGACAAAATCATTCTCAAACAACTTTTATTGCTAATTGTTTAGAAAAATTAGCATATTTACATTCTTTAAAATTAATTGAAGAAGAAAAGACAAAAAAGGAAAAAAACGATAAAAAATGGTGGCAAAAATCTAAGCCTTGATTGCTTTATAAGGATTAGAGTTTGTAAATACAACTTCTGGATATTGAATTGTGTACCATCTATGATCACAATCTTTACAATGCCTTCTGCGTAAAATAACACCTTTACGATCTCTCTGAGTGTGAACAACTACTTGAGAGGAAAAAAAGTGACAGCAAGGACATGGGGTATGGCTAACCTTTAAATTCATACTTATTTTTTTTAAAAAATTAATTACTGATCCAACTTGAACCATCTATACATTGATAATCTTCCGGTGGATTTTCTAACCAGATACGTCTGCCATCAAAAATACGAAATAAAGTTCCATTACAACTAACATAATCAAAGTTTTTTTGATTCTCGTTGTTTCCTGGCATTTTCTTTGCCTTGTACTCTTCGTTCAACAATTTGTCTCCAATTTTTTTGGTCTTCTAATTTTACAGCTTCACATTCCTCTGCTGTGTGAATAGTTTCAAGAAATTGAAACACTAATTCTTTTAAATGACTACTTGCTTGTAGATCATTTGATTCAATGTAGTCAGCATATAATTTTCCTCTATTGGGAGGTAGTAATACTTGAATCATATACTTGCCATCTTCTCTTTTTTTAACAGTAGCCATTCATGAACCATTAATTCATTACTAGGATATTAGTATAGAATAAATTAATCAAGTCTTCGTAGGAAAGAAAAGATAGTAACAAGAGAATCTAAACTATCTAATTTTCTAGTGGCTTGTTTCACTCGAATTGTATCTTGAAGATCGCAAGCTTCTTTTAATTCTTGTTTAATTAGATCTTGGCAATAATCAAGACGTTCTATAGTTTTATTGTGAAGATGTTCAGATTGCCTTGCAAAGCGTCTTCCAATAATTAAAGCAAGAATTTGATTAAAAGCTTTGTAAAGATCAAGAAGTTCAATGGGTGTTAGTTTGTTCATTGTTGTTGTTTGAGTCGTTTTTTAATTGTTTACGGATAAATAAAAGCTCTTTAATACGCTTTTCAATTCTTTTAATTTGCTCCTGCTTATAATTCATTTTTATGTTGAGAAGATAAAGGGCCGTATTGTTCAAAAATTTCCGGCCATGTTTTTAAAATCAACATTTTATTATTAGCAGTTGCTACCAGTGCTGCTTGAGCCAATCGCTTATAAAAAGGAGTAGCAGAAGATTCTATGACACTATAAAAAGTGTCAAAAATTTCTTTTTCAGTCATATTTTAAAAAGGAATTTCGTTTGAATCTATGTAATTTATTTTTGCTGGATTTATATTGCCATACATTCCATAGCCATCATCTGACTCTCTACCTTTTGCATTAATGTAAACAACAAGATCATCATCATTATTTTCCTTTTGTTTTGTATTTGAATTGTAAATACCACCTTTGGTTTTTTTATGTTTTGACTTATCAGCTTCAAGTGCCATTAGAAAAGCACAAAATTCAGGAATAGATTTTACAGGTATTTTTAAACTTAATGTTTTTGGATTTATATCTTTATCATCAAACTGATTGTCGCCAGTTGACCAATTAACGGGATAGGTAAAAGCAGGAGTAAATTTTTTGTTTGAATTAAATTGATTCATTTGTTTGAGTTTTGTTGATGTTGTTTTTGATGAATGCGTGATAAATTTCTTTGTTTAAGTTGATTTAAAACTTGTTCAGCAGCCTGTTCGATTGCTTTTGCATCCATTAAGGAGTAGTAAACTCCTGAATAATTTGAGTAAGTGATGATCCTTGTTCAGCAGTAAGTTTTGAAACATGAAGTTCTGTTGTACTCATTTTATTTTGTTTGAAAAATTTTTCTTTAATAGCTTCAAGTTTCTTTTTATCAGTTTTCATGATATTCGTTAAATGATTGGTTAATACTGAAGCAGCATCACTCCCAATCAAAGTAGGAACAGAAAAACTTGTTGCTTTTTCAATAATATTTTTTTGTTGAGGAGGTAAATCTTTTGCTGGTTTATTTGGAGTTCTTGAAATGTTTTGTTTATTAGAAGGTAAATCAGGTTGATTAGCTTCTTCAATTTCAATTCTTGCCCATAATTCATATGCCAGACCAAAGGTAAAGGCTGAACAAGCACATAAACCTCGCCGATGTGAGTCTGTTAAATGCCTTGAATTAATTCTTTCAAGTGGTAATGGATTATTTCTGTTATCCATTATTGGAAAAGGAAATAAAGGTGTTTTCCTTTCTCCATTCTGGAAATAACACATCAAATACCCAGTGTTATCTGGTGCAGCCCAAACGTATTCTTCGTTTTTAGGTTCTAAATGGAAGTCCCAGCCTGGTGCATGTTCTCTAAGGTATTGAGTTGTTTTAGCCCAGTTAACATAATCAGCTTTAAAAGAGCCACCACCTTTTTGATGGATGTCTTCTTTTGTAATAAGTCCTGATAAATCAGGAAGTGAATTTGTTTTAGGTTTTGACTGGTTTGGCATTGTTTTGTTATTGCACCTTTAAAGTGTAAACTATTATTGTAGAAAGGTCAAGATAATGTTGATACCCATATTTCTGCTCCTGCATATTCGCCATTCATAGCAAATCTTTTTTCTGCTTCTACTTGCACAATTAATGAATCATCTTTAATTACTGTTCCACCAGCCGATACAGATAAACCATCAAAAGTTGATCTTAATAATTTATCTAAATCTCCAAGATTATGACCTGTTGCATATTTAGGAGCAGAGGGTTTTAATTTTTCTAGATTTTTACCAGTTCCAAAATGTCCTTTAGGTCTAATAAATTTAAAAATTACTTTTATTTTTACTGGTTCAGAAATTGGATTTCCGTTAAAAGCTTTCATTGAAGCTTCTCGAACATCTTGCCTCCAAGGTGCAACCTTCTTAGAAGATTCAATTAAGATTCCTCGACCTACATGTTTTTTACTACCTTGAGCAGCAGGAATCCCTACAACAGAAATAAAAATGTCATTCATTAACTGTTTCCTCTTTAGCATAACGTCAGTTTTTTGATCCATCAGAAAGAAACCCCATCAGAAAACATCTGCTTGTTTTTCTTTGAAAATTTCCCATGCCTTATTCCATTCTTCTACACATTCATTTATTTCTTGATCTTTGCCAATTATTGTTTTTCCAGGTCTAGCCCATACTGTTCTACATATATCAACTTCTAAATTATGATGTATTTTTAATGATTCAATATAACTTCCTATTTGTGCATTTGTTGAATAACACTTTCCACTTTTACTTTGAGTTTTTAAATCAATTAATGTTATTTGTTTTGTAGATTTTTTGTATCCCAATAAATCTAAAGTTCCTCCAACTGATTTTTGTAAATCACATAACATATGTTCAACTGCTATTGGTTCAAAATCATCCCAATATTCATGATTTAATAATGGATTTACCCATTCACCATACATACAAGGATCAGGAGAATCATCACCTAACATTTTTTGCTCTAAACACCAATGAGTGTGATTACCTCTAGCTTCCCATCCATTTATTCCATATCTATAGCGTTCAATATTTGCAAGAGCTTCGGGTGTTTTATTATTACAAACTTGAGTTGTTGAATAATAAAGCCATTCATTAGTTGGTTCCCAACAATACTTATGAGATTCTTCATCTCTGAATATAGGTAAGGCAGTTAATCTATTCATTAGAAAACATCATCTTGTTTAATTTGTAAATCTTTTGGATCTATAATTTCTACTTTTTCATCACTCTCAACTACTGGAGGATACAATTTTTCAGCAATTTGTTCATCTGTTAAATTACGAAATTCTTCTAATGGATTTTTATACATAAAATTATTATTTAAACTTAATTTTTTATTTAAAGGATTTTTTAGCCAAGATTCTTTTGAATATTTTAAATTAACTGGCTCTTCATCAAAATCTTCAACAGTCCACATTCTGATATCTTCATTGGCAGGATTTTTTTTCAATAAACCTTCAATTAAAAGTTTTCTAGCTGCTGCTGAATTAAAAGCCCTTTCCATTACGATTCAAAGCCTCCTTCTGCTGTGAACACCTTCTGTGCAGGATGACTCGTCATTGGCTCCTGTAAGCCCTTCTGTTGAGGTTTACCAAGCTTCTCGTAGTTGACAAGGGTAATACTCTTCCAACGATTAGCTGTGCCTGCTTTGAGTTGATTGCAAACTGAATCTGATCCGTAAAGTTCTTTTATTCTTAAAAGTTGATTGCAAAGATACTTCCAAGCGTGTTGAGTTTTTTCACCAGATTTTTCAACCCAAAAATCTTTTAAAAGATCTTCACAAAAAATTAGATCTTCTGGAACTGTTTTTGGAAGATGTATGCCTTTTTTTGATTTTTTATTTTTTTCCTTATTATTATTATCTATTATATAACTATTAGGTAAAACCTCCTTCCTTTCTTTTTCTTTTTCTCTTTCTTTGTCAGTCGGTTTTCCCATTTTATCATATGTAGTCAAGCCTCTATTATAAATTCTAAGACTGCTTTCCAACATATGATTGATAAACGTAGTTATAGTAAAGTATCTCGGTTTAATTTCAGCAGCCCATTCATACAGGTCAACATCAATTCTTAGAGCTTTTGAATCTTTTTGTGGTGTTTCTGTTTGTTCCATGTGTACTGTGCGTTAACTCTATGTTTACATTTTATATTTTGCTATTCATGGTAACTTAATAAAATGTAATTATTTTTTTACATTTTTTAAAGTTGTTCTTTAGCTTTGTGAACCAAATCAATAGCCTTTGTTATCTTCGTCTTTTTCTTTGCCATAAGTTTTAATTGTTGCAAAGAATGAGTCGCTTCATCTAGTCGTTTTTCCGCAGCCCTTTTTGCAGATTCAAAAAGATCAAAATCTTGGACAACGATTTGAGAAGGTAAATAGGCTTTCTCAGTTTGAACGTGAATGAATACAGGTTCCGTATTCCCTCCAGGTTTCACAACTTCAATAGAACGAATTAAAACTCTAGCTTGAGAGTGTCGATAATTTTCCGCTGCCTTTTCATCATCCCATTCAAAGACGTTATGTAATGGTGAATCAATAGGTCTAGCTTCATCAACAACAATATCTGGTGTAATTTTGCCATGAGATTGTTGAATCCGTTCTAGCTCTTCGCCAGCATCTTGAGCTTTAACGCCACCTTGGACGTAAGCAGTTTTTTTGTAAACGTAGTTGTTCATAAGAAAAATAGTAAATGAATAAGTGAAATTAAACCTTGCCTGCATTTCCTCTCCCGTCCTTGCCAATCCTCTCCTCGACGCACCCTTCCTCTCCCGTCCTTGCCTGCTAAACCGTGCCTCACCTGTCCTTGCCCCGCCTCGCCTTCGTTTCGATACCATACCGAGCCTGCGTTACCTTGCCATCCAGTCCCGACCCTACCCGACCATACCGCTACTCTTCATTCCTCGCCTGCGTTTCCAAGCCAGACCTTACCTTTCACCACCTTTTCTAGCCATGCCTGCGTTTCCTTACCTTACTCACCTGACCATCCCGCATCACTCCATACCTCGTCGGTACACGCCCCGCCTGCCGTGCCTGCTTTATATATCAAACGATTTCAAATAATCCGAAACCTAGTCCCGCAGATTGTTTTGAATCAGGTCTTCCCTCTCCAATTCCTACCTGCATCCCAACTCGTGCAATTAAATTCACGATGTCAGTTTCACTTAGCATCCCTGCGTCATAACGGATTTTTAAAGTAGTTCCCCATTTGCGATACATAGGTCTACTTCTTAAATCAATAACACCAGTAGCGTTACGAGTAGGGGCAACCCATTTTTCTGCTTTACCTTCTGTCAATTTGACTAAAGGAGCACCATCAACTTTGTCAAACCCATCAGCCAAAACCATAAAGGCTAATTTTGCATGAGTCATTTTGAAGCCAACTGCACGACAAGCACTAATTGCAGCATTTCTAAATGCAGCAGCATGAATACCTTCCCAGCCTTGTTCGGAAGTATGCTTTGCTCCTTCATATAAAGCATCAAAGTCTTTTGCCTCACGGATTTTTTTACTCCTAGAGGTACTACCTGCTTCTTGAGTTGCTCTCATCTCTTCCATTGCTTTAGCACTAAAGCGATTAATCACTAGAGGGGATGTTCCTTTTAAATTGATTGAAAGAAATCTGAAATCTGGTGGAGTGATAGCAACTGCTGTTGTTGTTGGTTTTGTTTTTGTTTTAGTAGCCATTGTTTTGTGTTGTTTGTTTGTAGTCAAGGGTTGACACGCCTGCTCTAAAAGAGACTCCGCACTGTTATCCCTCGTAATTAATCTTCCTTGTAAATATCCTTGTAAATATCAGAAATTGCATTCATCTCTTCTATATATTGCTTGTCTTCTATTTCGCCATTCATGTAAGCATCAACAATGATTGCTTTTTTCCTGGCTTTATTTTCCAAAAGCTTTTTAATTTTTTCGCCTTGGTCAAACCAATCATCAATATGATTTTTTAATGGATCGCTAGTCATGTATCTCCTCCACTTCCATATTTACTTCGTAATGATTTTCTTGGTCATGACCTACCCATAGTTCTTGAGTTTGAACTATCTCGATAGCGTCATCTCCGTTATCAGCATCTACAAAGTAAGTATTTTCCTGATAAACAGTAACCCTAAAAGTTTTTGTTTTTAGATCGTTAG